GCACTCATCAAACGAACGAGGGCTGTCAACAGGGATGTAGGAACAGTTGTAGCCACATACGTTGTCACGGTCTAGGGCATCTCCTGATGTCATCATAGCCCGCATAGATGGCATGATTTCCAATCCCAATACAGCGTCTTCTATTCGCTGCGTAGGCTTGCGGACAGCTTGTAACCGTGGTTGGCACCTAGATGTCCCTCCATGTAGTCAAAGTATCTCGCCACTGTTTCGCCCCAAGTCTCACGGCGTTGCTCATTCTGTTTCCAACGGGCGTAACGTGACTTGTGGATAAATTCTTGGTAGGGTGTGGGTAGTGAATTATTCATTGTCTGTTCCTTCTTGGCTTGGATAGTATACATAAACTGCAGAATTACAGTTTGGACAGTGTAGGTTTGTAACCATGACGTACTCTTCTTCTTCTAGGTCATGGTCCCCGCCCCATATTAATTCGTGGTTGCAATGCCAGCAGTTCATTGCTTTATATCTACCAGTTTGTTCAGGTAGAACTGGGCTTTCTTGAGGTCTTCGGTTCCGTTTTTATAGCGGTATCGCCAAAGGTACTTGAGGATGTTTCCTTGCAAGTAGTGTTCAAAGCCGTCGCCTGTCGCCGCTGCGATTGCGTCGAGGCATTCGATACCTGCTTGATTGTAGTGTGGCGGGTGATTGACGTTATCGTCATCCTTGCTCTTCTCCTTCAAGTAATCCTCGTTGCGTATCTTCATATATTCCTCGTGTCTCATCTGTTATCTCCACTGCCTTGTATATTACCAGATGCCATGCGAGACTTCAACTTCCGTATGTTCATCTCAGCAATTTGTTGCAAGGTATAGTCTAGGTCATCTGCAAGCAGCGCACAGTACCAGAGAACGTCTCCTATCTCTCGTGCGATTTCATTCTTAAACGCAGCATCATCCCGCCCATCTCGAATAATCTTCTTTACCTTGTCAGCAACTTCGCCAGCTTCCCCCGCAAGGCCCAACGCCGTGTACACAATCTTTGCTTCTTCGGGATATATAGCCGTGTCTTTGGCCTGTGCCTGATAGTTGTTCAAGTTCCAATTTTCCCGAATCATTGTTCTCTCCCGAACTTAACCTTGACGATGTTGTCGTCTCTCCCTATGACTGTGGCCTTGTGTTCAGCCTCTGCCTCTTCGACTACCTGCTCTAAAAGTTCGTGAGCAGTTATCCGTGCCATTCCTGCATCCAGCACACGCTCTATGTCTGACTCAAGAAGTTCTAGGATACCCTGCTGCACAACAGCCCCTGCAGGTATGTAATCTTCATCCTCGTCTTCCGGTGTTGTATCATAGGCCGTGAGGTTAAATCCCTCTTCGTCAGAGGGCTTCATAATAATGTACCACCGCCCACTCAATAGGCTGGCCTTTTCTAATCCAAACGCATCGTCCATCATTTGCACCACTCCTCTGGTATGCTGCCCTCTGCCCAAGGAAACCCATATCGGTTAGCCCAGTCAGCGTAGGTTGTTTTGCTTCCCTTGTAAATCCTATTTGATGCCCTTGCGAAAACAAAACGTATGTCCAGTTCAGGGTATTGTTGTTTAATCAACTGCATTTTTACCCTGTCGCCTTTGTCAAGATGCCCCTTGGCTTCAACTATGATTCCAGTATTTGTAAGTATAAAGTCTGGGGTGTACGTTCGAGGCTTGGGTATGTAAGTTAATTTCATAGTTTCGTACTCGTATGGTATATTATTACGAGCAAGAGCCTTGGCTAACCCAATCTCAAACTGTGACCTATATTTAGTGCCTCTCATAATCCTAGCAACGGAAATGCCGCCTTTACCCCGTCCAGCCTCTTTGATAAATACCCTTCTACCTTTGGTGTTCGTTTTTCTAGGTAGGTGAATACGTCTGCTAGGGGCAGAGTCGGAAGGCATACAGTTGCTCCCTGTCTTAAATGGTTAATGATAACCTGAAACTCATCCTCAATTTTCCGTATGTCACGGACATGAGTGTCGGACGACAGGTGCCCTTCCGCAGAGAAGTTCTCGCGCAAGGTAAGGGGCAAAGACTTTTCCAGTGTGCGAACCTGCACAGTTGCTGGGTCCCCGCCCCGTCTCGTGTGGGATTCAACGTAGATACACATCAACCCCGGATTTAAGGTAAACAGTTCCCGTGGATACGATGGGGTGTAAAGAAGGGGCAATGCTAGAGTTCCCTCTTTACAATTTTTGTGTACCACGCATTTGGTTTGAACTTAGCCCGTGATGTTACTTTCGGTGCATACTCCACATTTTTCCAGCAATGCTCTTTAAATGAGCAAAAACTGCAAACCTTGGGAAGAAGACGATTGCCCGTCTCAATCTTCTGGCCCTTGACTGTATAGGTTTCTGGCACCGACTCGAACGGGACTTTGAACGGGGCATCATTAACAAGTTTATCCACACGGTCATGGGCATCCTTTAAATATGTTTCACGGTCCTCGCTCTGGTCCTGTGGGGCTTCTACGAAATCCCATTCGCCACTGGACTTGTCAATCACAATCCAGCCGCCGAAGGGCTTACCCTCTGCCTCACCGTACAAGTGACCTTGCATGATATAGCCAAAGGGGTCATCCTCTTTGATGGCGTCGTACCCGCCACGTCCAGAGAACTTGTTGGCAAACGACCACGGGCTTGCCGATTTGATATCCCAAACCTTTTCTTCGCCATCTATGTCTAGGATTACGTCGAGGGTTCCATTGATATCTTGACCAGCCAACTTAACTGTACACTTGCGTTGCTCATCAACAATGTTTACGCCAACAGACTTCATAACCATAATGGCTACTGCCTCAACCAAGTCACCTAAAAGAAATCGCATGATGTCATTGTAGCCAACATCTTGCTTCATGCCTTTCTTCTCAAGCTGTTGCTGACAAAGGGGACGACCTACTCCGGACATGCGGATTCGGTAATCATCCCGACTAGAGAATTGTTTACGCATTGCTGCCTTACAATCCTCACCAAACTGTTCTATCAAAGGTTCGAGGCGAGAGGAGTCTATCTCCCCCCGCCCCGCTTTTTGCAGAAAGTCTTGGATTTCTACAAGGGCTAACATTGTTATCCCGCCAGCCGTGCAGAAAGGTCAATGTCATCCGGACTCATGGATGCCTTGATGTGAGACTGGTGGTCTGCCATCACAGACTCATTGTGCCCTTTGATTGTTTCCGTAAACTTCTTAATCAACGCTTTGTCCTCATCGGTGATGCTGACTTCTTTGACCATAGAAAGTTTTGGGGTCCAATACAACACACTGCCCATCTTGTGTTTCTCTGTTGTCATTTCAACAACAGCCTTTTGAGCAATGACCTTGCGGCGTGTCAGGCTTTCCATAAACTCACGGACAGGTACAAATCCCGAACGCTTGAAGTACGCAACAAAAGCCATGTTCTCAATCGGTGCAGGGGTGCCATCAGCGAGTGTCGCGTCTGGTGCATCCATGACGCCGTAGATTACTTGGTTACAACTGACAGACCTGCTCAGTAACAGGCGCGGGTCCTTGTCATCTAGGTTCTGCTCCTCTTCTTTGGAGAGACGACCACACTTGTTGCCGCCCAAAGAATCGGGAAACTCACCCTTCAAGCCAGTCTTCTGAATAGACTTGCAAGAAAACTTCTTATCCTCTTGGTCCCATACAGACCATTCATATGTTCGCAACAAAGGGCGAAACTGCACAGTGTCGGAGTATGCAAGGGCGGAACCATTCCACACCTTCCATGCACCCCGCTTGAGTTGCAAACCATCATCCGTCTCTGAATCATAGTTGATACTCAGACGGGGAAGCCCCATCCTTGGGCCGTCACTGTCAGTTGACTGCCCCGTCATTTTCATAATATCATCTACGTTATCTGAATCAAACGCAGCAAGCATGTTGTCTAAATCATCGTTCACATTTTGAAGTTCTGTACCCATTTTATCCTCGTTTGTTTAGGGTTGAAAAACTATTATACAGTCAAGACCTCTTCCAAGTCAAGCCAGTTCTTGCCCATTTTTAATTCTATTCCCACGGGCATGTCGTATTCCACATTGTATCTGATGAGGGTCTCTTGCGGTATTGCTAACATGCACTCCGCCATCATGTCAATACATTTCTGTTCTTCTCCGGGATACACATCCATAACCATAGAGTCGTGGACGGTGTTACATATAACAGACTGTAATCCTTCACTTGCTATAGCCCTATCCAAAAGCACCAAGGCCATAGGCAAAAGGTCAGCCGTGGCAAATCCCTGCACGGGGTAGTTGCAGATAGCCGTACGGTCTGTCGCCGCACCCCAGTCAGTCCACTTGGCATGGGGAAAAGCATACTGCCTACCAGATGGTAATCTTATGTGTTTCTTGGTTACGGCGTCTTTTTGCAAAAGCTCGTGCCATTGGCTAACTTCTGCGTACTTTTCCTTGAAGGTGGTATAGTAACGCTTCTGGTCTTCGGTACCACTGACGCCACCATATAGAGGCTTGAAGGTATGTGCCTTGGCTTCTTGTCGGGTACAACCAATAATACCTGCCGTGATACTGTGGACATCCGTACCTGCCTCAACATCCGAACGCACTGTGCTATCCCCTGCAAGAAACCCTGCAACTCTAAACTCTAGCTGGGCATAGTCACCCTCTAGGATAGACCCCCCATCGAATCGGCTCTCAACAGCCCTGCGAATCTCAAAGGTGTTGCCCCGTGGCATGTTCTGGAAGTTGGGGTTGCGTGATGATAGTCTGCCCGTTGCTGTCACACACTGCATAAACTCTGTGTG